GTAACTATTTCAAACATTAACACATACTTTACTGGAACTGCTGGGGCTCAATTTGATATTACAATGCCAACAGCTAGTTCAAATATTGATGGATTGAAGTACGTTATTATGTCTACAACACTAAGGGCTGCAACAACATGGATTACCCCAGGTGCGTCAATTGTAGGCGCTCCAGCTACGTTGGCAGTCAACACTCCAGTTTGTTTCCAATATAACAACAGCAACACTACCTGGTATATATCTATGTAACAAATTTTGCTTATATTTGTGACATAATTTTAAATTTAATAAAATGGCAAAAGAAAACAAAATCACTCAAGAAGAGTTAGATAAGCTAAGATCTTTAAATCAAACTTACAGAGATCTTAAATTCCAAATCGCTGATATCGAAGTATCATTCGAAAGAATGAAAAGTCAAAAGATGTCGTCATTGGCCAATCTAGAAACATCTGCATTTGATCTGTCACAGTTTCAAGATGAGCTAATATCTAAGTACGGAGATATTAAAATTAATCTTCAGACAGGTGAATATAATTAGAAAAATATCTGTAGGACCAGACTACATGAAGTCCATGCACTACGTTGTTGGTCAGGATGTTCTTAGGGGAAATGGCACCATCGATACAATTTTAATGGAGGACGATCTATCTATATCTATATATATTTTAAATCAGTCAAAGGAAATTGTTAAGTGGAAAAGCTTTTCGTATTCAATGCCAATATCTATTGAGTATAATATAGATTTCTAATGAAATCTCCGCATCATTTTATAGTAACGCCTAACGATAGTAGACGTTACGATAATATACGTAAGTATGGTGACGTTGACTTTATTATAAGTTCATCTCAAGAAGACCACACTGTATCTAACAGATTGGCCATAGTTGTATCTGTACCTATTAACTATGACGGCCCAATAAAGAGTGGCGATCACGTGATAGTTCACCACAATGTGTTTAAGTTCTACTACGACATGAAGGGCAACCAGAAGAGTAGCTGGCACCATTTATTTGACAATTACTTTATAATTGAACCAGATCAGTTATACCTATACAAAGACCCAAACGGTGATTGGATGGCACCGTATCCGTATTGTTTTGTGAGACCAATAGATAATCAAGACAAGATAATCTCAAGCGCTGGATCGAGGGAGCAATTATGGGGGGAGCTTGTTTATTTTAACGACATGCTAAAAGATGTTGAGGCTGGAGATACGATATCTTTTTCGCCAGACAGTGAGTACGAGTTTAGGGTAGACGGAGAGATTCTTTACAGGATGTACAACAAGAACATATGTCTAAAAAAATAGAGTTAATACAAGCGGCAAAGGTAGCTGTAGATGAGCTAATTAAGGTTCTTCGTGAGCCAATTATAACTCACGCAGAGGACGATATATCTGCCGATAAGCTAAAGAATGCTGCATCGGCAAAGAGGCTTGCCTTTGAGGATGCTCTGTACATGTTGGGCAAAATTGATGAGGAGGAAAATAGAGATGTGCAGCAACCTGTTGCACAAATTGATTTTGGTAAGCATGGATTTGCTGAGGGTAAGGCGAAAATAAAAAATGGAAAATAATCTATATACTGTTCTTGAAGACTACGTAAATAAGTCTACAATCTCAAATAAAAATAGGAGAAAGAACTGGGAGTATGGTTATAATAAAGACCACGACCTTGTCGTAATATCAAAGGACGGCACTATTGGAGATATATACAATATAAGCGGTGTAAAGGTTGCGATACCATCAGTTCCAGAGAAGGTCGAGAACCGAGGATCAAGGTGGGAGCCTCAAGAATATCCAAAAGAACTTCAAAAGATAAAGAGCATATTTGACTGGAACAGGAAGGACAATGCATTTAAGGTTCAGTATGTAGACTATATCGAGCAAGAGTTTGACAGGAGAGACAACGGGTTCTGGTTTATGAACAACGGCAATCCAACCTATATGACTGGCACACACTACATGTACCTACAGTGGACAAAGATTGACATTGGTCTTCCAGACTTTAGGGAATCCAACAGAATATTCTATATTTACTGGGAAGCCTGCAAGGCAGACAACAGGTCGTTTGGGATGTGCTACCTAAAGAACAGACGATCTGGTTTCTCTTTTATGAGCTCTGCAGAGACATGTAACACGGGTACAATTGTAAGAGACTCAAGGATAGGAATACTATCTAAAACTGGGTCCGATGCAAAGAAGATGTTCACCGACAAGGTTGTACCAATAGTAAGAAACTATCCATTCTTCTTTAAGCCAATACAGGACGGTATGGACAATCCAAAGACCGAGCTGTCGTTTAGGGTGCCTGCCAGTAAGATCACTAAAAAGAACATGGACGAGGAGAAGGTAGATGACATAGAGGGTTTGGACACAACTATTGACTGGAAGAACACGGCAGACAACAGTTACGATGGTGAGAAGCTATTACTATTGGTTCATGACGAGTGCTATGCCCCAGACACTAAAATATTGATGGAAGATTTCACCTTTAAACCAATAAAAGACATTAGTGTTGGAGATAAGCTACTCGTAGAGGGCGGCAAAATAAAGACGGTTGTAAAGAAGACTAGCGGAACCACAGATAGGTATTTAGTAAGGCAGCCATATGGAGAGGATTACATCGTAACCAAAAACCATAGACTAGTATTTAATGAGTACCGTAAGGGCGAGGTTATAATGAAACCCGATGAATACATAAACAGCTCTAAGTTTAGAAAGCAGCACATAACCAGGGTTACGTCAAGTGGAATTGAGTCTAACGATGTATTTGATGGTATTCCACCCTATTTGTTAGGGCTATGGCTTGGAGACGGAAGGAGCAGTAGCATGACCATACTTGTAAATAAATACGAAGAGCCAGAGATACTTGACTACTTAGGAAAGGTATCTACAATTATGGGGATTGACTTTGATCTAAAGAAAAGTACGTCTGAAAAAATTGTTGAATTTGCATTTAAAGGAATCAACAATGAATTAAGAAAAATAGGCGTATACAATAATAAGCACATACCAATCGATTATATGAGGTCGTCTATTGACGCTCGTCTACAGTTATTGGCTGGTATTATCGAGTCTGACGGTTATTCCGATAAAAAGAAGAACATTGTGTCGATAGGCATGAATAGAAAACATCTTATCGAACAAATTAGATTTTTAGCGTTATCGTGTGGTTTAAGCTGTGGTAATATTATAACCAAGAAGACTAACTTTAACACTGAATCGTACAATATAAGCATATCTGGGAATCTATCAATAATCCCATTAATTACAAAAAAGAAATCCTTTGACGGATACGTTCCTAAAACCAGAGGTCGAAGAAACAAGGTCACGGTTGAGTATTTGGATAATGGCGATTACGTTGGTATACAGGTAGACGCTGATACAGATGACGAAAGAAAGTTAATACTAAGCGATTTCACTGTCAGTATGAACAGCGGTAAATGGGAAAAACCAGAGAACATATTAAACAACTGGAGGGTAACAAAAACATGTCTACGTTTAGGTGCGAAGGTCATAGGAAAGTGTATGATGGGATCAACATCTAACGCACTACCAAAGGGTGGAGAGAACTTTAAGAAGCTATACAACGATAGCAATGTGGCACAGAGGTCTGCAAATGATCAGACAAAGAGCGGACTATACTCGTTGTTTATACCGATGGAGTGGAATGTTGAGGGCTACATAGACGAGTTTGGATGGCCAGTACTTGATAATCCAGAAAAGCCAATCAAGGGTATAGACGGTGAAATGATAAAGTCAGGGGTTGTAACGTGGTGGACGAACGAGGTTAACGCCCTTAAGTCTGACTCTGACGCATTAAATGAATTTTATAGGCAGTTCCCAAGAACCGAGTCTCACGCATTTAGAGACGAGTCCAAGCAGTCTGTGTTCAACCTAACCAAGATATACCAGCAGATCGACTATAACGACTCTCTAATAAAGGAGAAATTCTTAACCAGGGGATACTTCCACTGGAAGAACGGAGATAAGGACACAGAGGTGGTCTGGACACCAGATAAAAACGGTAGGTTTTTAGTATCTTGGATACCAAAACAACATCTAAGAAATAATATTATAACGAAAAATGGCAAAAAATATCCAGGAAACGAGCACATGGGAGCATTTGGTTGTGACCCTTATGACATATCGGGTGTTGTTGGAGGAGGTGGCTCTAACGGTGCTCTCCATGGTATGACACAGTTTCACATGTCTGATGGGCCAACAAACGAGTTCTTTTTAGAATATATAGCGAGACCACAAACTGCTGAGATATTTTTTGAGGACGTCTTGATGGCTTGCCATTTTTATGGAATGCCAATACTAGCAGAGAACAATAAGGCCAGACTACTATACCATTTTAAAAACAGGGGCTACCGTGGGTTTTCCATGAACAGGCCAGACAAAAATTTAACCAAGCTATCTAAGGCAGAGCTAGAGATAGGCGGTATACCAAACTCAAGCGAGGACGTTAGACAGGCTCACGCATCCTGCATAGAGTCATACATAGAGGAGTACGTAGGTTTTGATAGCGAGGGTACTTATCGTGATTCTGGGTGTATAGGATCGATGTACTTTAATAAAACTTTAGAGGATTGGGCCAGGTTTGACCCAATGAACAGAACAAAGTACGATGCCTCAATTAGTTCTGGATTGGCAATAATGGCCACAAGAAGGCACATGTTTACACCAGAAAGAAAAGAATCAAAAATTAGTATTAAATTTGTAAGATACAATAATCAAGGAAGTCACAGCAAAATTATAGAATAGAATGGAGAAACCATCTGTCGTAATATATCAAAATCCGTTCCCAAGTCAAATGGTTTCGGATGAAGAGCAACAAACCAGCGAGTATGGTTTGAAGATTGGTAAAGCTATTGAAGGGGAATGGTTTAAACGTAAGAATAATACGTGTAGATTTTACGATCAATGGGGCGAGCACCACAGGCTTCGTCTTTACGCTAGAGGCCAACAACCAGTACAAAAATATAAGGACGAGTTATCTATCAATGGCGACATGTC